CATACTGCAACAATTTATGCCGGTTTGCCGCATTCAGGTGGCGTAAATCAAGTGGGACAATATCGGCTTTATCAAAATGCTCCTGAATTTTTTCAACCTTAGTATTCCACGCCCCGGCGGTGTGTGCAAAATAACGGTTCATCAATTCCGCACGGTCGGGATTTTCGGTAAACATAAAATCCAGTTTTACCCATTCCTCGCGGGGCAGGTCGTCTGAAACAATCAGATAATCGGCTTGACCCTTACCTTTCTCCACGGGCAAATCGAACACTTCCAGCCTGTCTCCCGTTTCAGCCTGCCACGCTGCCGCAGCTCTCGCTTCGTGGTCTTTGGTATTGTTGGCAGACTGCTCTTTTGTCAGCCTGCGCAATTCTTTTCCCGATACCTTGTCCGGCAAAGCCAACACCGCCACTTTGTCAGACGGCACGCTATACCGCTTGTCCAGCCACGCCTCGCGCTCGGCAATCATGGCGGACAGCGCCTCTTCGCCGTTTTTCTCGCCAAACAGCGCGTCCATTGCGCCCAGCCTGTCGCCGTGGTTATGCGCAAAGCTCGGCGTGATGTCGTCGGGAATCAATACCGTTTTGCCCGTGCGCGGATTGGTAAACTCGACCATATCCACATCAGGCTCGCCGCTGATGCCCTCACGCTCCGCCTGCCGACGGGTCAGTGCGGACACCGAGCATTTGCAGCCGTAGCCGTTGGGTGGAAAGATGACTTTCCAGATGTCGTGGTCAACCGGTAGAACTAAGCCGTAGTAGCGTTTATGGCTGTCACGAGGATGCCCGGCGGCGGAATGGTTGTAGCGCAAATACGGCAGAGCTTTTTTGTTTGCCCGTATTCGCTGCCACTGTCCCGCCGCAAAGGCGGTCTGCATATTGGTGTTGAAAATGGTTTTCAGACGGCGCGTACTGCCGAGCTGTACCAATTTCGGCTCGCCGTCCAGCGGGTCGGTCATCACTTGCTCGCCCCACCAGCCTTTAGCCATTAAATACGGTTTTAAACGCTTTTTAAAATCGGCAAACGCCGTGCCGTTTTGCTGCGCGGATTCGATGGCGTCTTTGACTTCGGCGAGCATATCCGCGTCCATCATCTTGGCGACGGTAAAGGCAAGGCTGTGTTGATACAGCCACACATCGTAATGACTGAATCCGGGCAGGATTTTCTTAGCCTTGAAATGCGCGAAAGCGGCTTTATCGACCAGCCCCGCGAAGCTGTATTCAATCCCGTCCATCGCCCGCTCCGTCAGCCCAAGCCGAAAGGCCGTCTGAAACCAAACGCTGGATCAAGAGATTGTCGCCCTTGCTCAAATCAAGCTCGGACAGCTTTGCCTCAAATTCGGCGTAGTCTTTGCAGCTTTCCAGTAAAGCCAACACCGCTTCCATTTTCGGGCGGGCGATTGCCTGCTCCGCCGTATCGGGCGCATTATGGGCAAGGCCGTCAGACAGGCGCAGGCTGAATTTGGCGGACGCGGGGTTTTCAGACGACGTTTTCGGGTCGCGCAGCTCGAAATGCTCCGGCTCGAATCCCAAGATGTCGCGGTAGTAGGTTTCGGTCAACACGAGCTGACCCGTATCCATATACATCTTGTCGCGTTCGGCGCGGGTTTTATCAACCTTGATTTCATCTTCGAACTCAAACCATACGCCCTTGGGCGCGTTGATGGTCTTGCCGTAGGCGTTATTGACCATCACGAGCGCATCGATAAAGTGCTGCGCGGCGCGGGACAAAAGGGCAAGGTACGCGCCGATGCGCTCGTCGCGGTTGTTTTCTTCGGTCTCTTGGCTCGCGCGGCTGGCGGTTTCAAGGTCGCTGGTTTTGACCTTGCCCAACAGCGTTTTTTGGATACGCGCATTGGCGAGGTTTTCCAGATGTCGGAATGCCTGACCGTCCGCGCTGTTTTGCAGCATCATCACATCGTCCTCGCGGTCGATGCTTAATGCGCCGCCGCTCACAAAGCGATAAAAACGGCTCATGAAGCTGTTGTGGTCATCCTCGCCGTTGGCTTGGATTTTGGCAATCAAATACGGCTGGGCGTAGCGCGTGATGAATTGTGCCGCATAGATAAAGCCTTTTTTACGCAGGGCAACCGGCGCATACAGCCGCGCCGCCGCCATTTCGCCCGCAGGATTGGTCGAGGTCGCACGATGGGCAATAAAGAGATACAGGACATCCGTATTGCAAGCCTCTTCGCCGCCGCTGCCGCGATACACCAGCGAGCCGTCGCGATAGGGGATATATTTAGCCAATTCGCCGCTTTTATTGCTGATGTGTTTAATCGTCAAAAAGCCGTCGGATTCTGGCTGATAGACATAACGACCCACACCGTATCCGCCCAGACGCGCCGTCAGGACGATTTCGGCAAGCGCGGGCAGGTGGCGTTTAAGCGTTTTCCACAGGCGGTCTTTATCCTCGTCGCCCAAATCCTCGCCGTAAATCCGCCAAGGTTTGTTGAGCATCGCCGCGTGCAAATCCTCCAAACAGGCAGCTACCTCGTCATCGCTTACTACCGCATCCAATGCCTGCTGCCTGTCCACACCGAGGCGCGAAAGCAGCGCGTCCGTGCCTTCCATGTTGGAAAACAGGCTTTCCAAAGCGTCTTCAGTCGCGCTCGTCAATGTCTTGATGGCGGTTCTCCGATTTGCGCTTTTAATCAAT